AGTGATGCGCTGCATGATTCCTGCCAAAAAGCCCTGGAGTCGAATTATTTGCGTACAGCGTACGAGATTCAGAATGGAGTGGGAAAGTATGAAGCGTTTCAGCAAATCGACAAGAAGAGCATCGAACACATTTTGTCGAAGCCGTGGACACCCGATAATAAAACGTTTAAGTATCGGGCATGGACCAACAAAGAACAGCTGATCCACACGCTGACTCAGGTTTTTACCCGCGGGTTCGTGTCCGGTATCGACTCGAAAGAGATGACGAAGACTGTCAAAGACCGCTTCAACGTCGCGGAATATGCTGCAGCCAGACTGGTCAATACAGAAGCTGCATATTTCGCATCGGAAGGGAGCCGGCAAAGCTACCAGGCGCTGGGTGTTACCAAATATCAGATACTGGCTACACTCGACGACCGGACATGTGATATTTGCGCCGACCTGGACGGGCAAATCTTCAATATGTCTGACTACGAAGTCGGGCTTACGGCCCCGCCATTCCATCCGAATTGTCGGACAACGACGGTTCCGTATATCGATGACCCGGTACTGACGGCCGGCGAAGAACGGGCCGCCAGGGACCCGGATACAGGCAGGACGGTCCTGGTAGATGGCAGTCTGACGTACAACCAATGGAAAGAACGATTCGTCACCGATGATGACGAAGAGGATGAGGAGGAATAGAAAAAATGACAGATGAAGAATTGAAAGGCTTAGGGCTGACAGACGAAAACCTGGCCACCCTGAAAAATGATCTTGCGGCAAGCTATGTGACTAAAACCAAGTTCGATGAAACGGAAGCCGCCAAAAAAGCTGCTGAAGGGCAGGTAGCGGAACGTGATAAGCAGTTATCGACGCTCAAGGACCAGGCCAAAGGCAATGAAGACTTGCAGGCCAATATTGAAGAGCTTCAGGCAGCCAACACGAAACAGAAAGCGGATTACGAAGGCCGGATTTATCAGATGAAGGTAGACAGTGCCTTGAAGGCCTCTTTGACAGCAGCACACGCCAAAAATGCCGCCGCCGTCAAAGCCATGCTGGGCATGGATAAATATGAGTTGGCAGATGATGGCACTATCAAGGGCCTTGACGATGCCCTGGCCAAAGTCAAGAAAGATAACCCGTGGGCGTTCGAAGAAGAAACCAAGAAACCGACCTTCACGTTTTCCGGGTTCCATCCTGGTGAATCCGCCGACGGGAACGCGAAGAAAACTAAAAAAGAAGCAGCCGCGGAAACCTTGTGGAACGCCATGCACGGTCGATTCTAATTTAAATTTTGATTACAGGAGGACAAACATATGGCGAACACCATTGAAATGGCAACTTTATTCCAGACTCAGCTTGACCGTCAGATTATGCAGGATGCTACATCTAGTTTCCTGGAAGCCAATGCCGGCCAGGTCATTTATCATGGCGGCGATACTGTCAAGATCCCGAAAATCGACATGGACGGACTGACCGACTACGACCGTACTAATGGCTATACATCCGGTGGCGTAACACTGGCATACGAAACGTTCAAGATGACGCAGGACCGCGGCCGTGGCTTTGATATCGACGCTATGGACGTTGACGAATCGAACTTCCTGGTTACAGCCGGCAACGTTATGGGTGAATTTCAGCGCACCAAGGTTATTCCAGAAATTGACCTGTATCGTTGGAATGCTATTTATACCCAGGCGAATACCAAGAAACACGTTACAGCGGCAGCACTCACGAAAGACAATATTCTGGAAGCATTGGATGCCGATATTACCGCTGTTGAAGATAAGGCCGGCACACATAACGGCCTTGTCATTGTCATGAACACGCTGACAAGCGCCCTTCTCGACCAGGCTATTCCGAAACAGCTGAACCCGGTAGGGTTCACAGCAGGACAGATTCACACCAATGTACTGGCATACAACGACATCCCGATTATTAAAGTATCGTCAGCACGTATGAAAACGACTGTCACCAAGAACAGCAGCACCAAGGAGATTTCTGGTTCTGGCCAGGATATTCATTGGCTGATTTTCCCGCAATTCGCACCGATTGCTGTATCTAAGACGGACACAGTTCGTATCTTTGACCCGATGACGTACCAGAAATCTAATTCCTGGCATATCGATTATCGTAAATTCCACGATATCTGGATTCCGGAAAATCGTATGGACGCCATTTATGCACATACGGCAGCATCGGCCTAATTACATATAAGGTGGTGGCAGGCTCATGAGCGACATGACAGCGGCTACATGCGCTGACTATGTAAAGGCATTAACAGGTTATACCACAACGGCTGACGATCAGATGCTTATTGAGTATATCTTGTCCGCCGAAAAGCAGCATATTCTAAATGACATCAATCAGGACCAATTACCGGACGGCCTGCAATACGATTTACGCGACATTGTGGCCGGCCGCTTCTTAATGGCTCGGAAAGCAGCGATCATCGGTGATGATGCGCTGAACATGGTCAAGAGTATCAGTGAAGGCGGTGTATCCGTCAGCATTGGTGGAACGACAGCCGATGAACGCATAGATGCATTGGCTAAGGTACTGTTAAAGGAGCGTGACTACTCATGTTTCCGAAAATTGCGCTGGTAAAACAGGCCATTGAAAACCTGTATGACGCCACCGCAACCATCCGGACTTACCAGACGGCAACGACCAAAGGCATACGACGCCAGGCGTTGACCGAGCTGGCTAAAGAGGTACGGTGCCGGATTGGCTACCAGTCACTGCCGGAAGCGACATCCAAAGACACAGCAGATACGCAAGTAACCATCATCAAGATGTTCTATGACGGAGAAGCTGTTGCCATTCCTGCCGGTGCCGTGATTGATGTTGTATGGGATGATGGCCGGACCGATACGTTTGAAAACGCGTCGGTCCCCGCTGTCTACTCTCATCATGCAGAAGTGACATTGAAAAGGGTTCGTGATAAGCCGTGAAAATTGAGATGGACACAAGCGGATTCAAGAAGTACCGGATGGCGCTGGGCAATGCAGCCGTGGAAGCACACACAAAAGCGGCGCTATCTGAAGCCGTTGCCCTGGCCTTGCGCAAGGTAAAAGAACGTACGCCGGTACGGTCTGGTACATTGAGGCGTGAATGGAAAGTAACGGATATCACCAAAGAGGGCGATAACTGGGTAGTCACATTATACAATGACACCAAGTATGCCCCGTATGTCGAGTACGGCCACCGCACCAGGCTGAACCGCAAGACCGGGGAACGGCACTGGGTAGAAGGCCAATTCATGATGAAAATTTCATGCGACGAAGTCAAAGCCGACATGAACCATATCGTGCAGAAGCACGTTATGGCCATGCTGGCCGAAATGGGGTTCAAGTAATGACGACACAAGACATTATCGAAGGGATGGCCACGGCCATTGTGAATAATCTTCACAATAGTGGCGTCTACGAAGACGAAGTCAAGCAAGGACTAAATGACGGCGACATTCTGATCAACCTGGTCAATGTTACCATGAACCAACTGCTGACTCACTTATACCGCGGTACATTCAGTTTCGACGTCGTCTATTTCGACCCGTCAAAAGAAAGCGCGTATGCCATGGGGTATGACCTCATGGCCATACTGCGTTTAATTGATACGGACGACGGCAAGATACGCGGGCAGAACATGTCATACCGATATGTTGATGATGCCCTACATCTCTTAGTGACGTATGTTGTCCGGCTGAAGGAACCGATTGCGGCTGTCCCGAAAATGAAACATTTGACCACCAAGGAAGGTATCAAAAATGGATGAACCTAAATTTTACAAATCGCAGTTGATGAACAGTGAACGGTTTGGCGGATACGCTGACATTCTCAACGCGTTGCTGGATGACGGCCGAAAGTACACGGCCGACGAAGCAGAAAAAGTAATCACTGATTTTTTACAGAAAGAGGTGCAGTAAATGAGTTATGGTGGCGGTACATTCTTGACGCAGAATAAGGTGCTTCCTGGCGCCTATATCAATTTTGCCAGCGTCGTCAAGGCGGCATCTGAATTGAGCGACCGCGGTTATGGCGCCATGGGCCTTGAATTGGATTGGGGACCGGAAGGCCAGATTTTTACCGTTGAGCAGGAAGATTTCCAAGAGCATCCGGAAGAATATTTCGGTTATGATTACACGTCAGACAAGCTCAAAGGCCTTAGAGATTTGTTCTTGAACCTCAAGACCGGCTACTTCTATCGCCTGAATGGGGGCGGTAATAAAGCGTCGTGCGTGTATGGCACGGCAAAATATGGCGGTATTTGTGGCAATAACATCAAAGTCGTCATCTCGAAGAACGTAGACGATACCACGAAATGGGATTTTGTGACATATTACAACAATGAAGTCATGGATACCCAGACCGGTATTTCTTCTATGGCCGATTTAGCGGATAATGCGTTTATTGATTGGAAAAGGGATACAGAAATTGCCGAAACCGTAGGCACAAACTTGACAAATGGTACGAACGGCACGGCACCCAGCGGCACAGATCATAGTAAATTTTTGGATTTACTGGAGTCGTACCCTATCAATATTCTCATCTGCACATCAACGGATGAAACGGTCAAGACACTCTATGCATCGTACACGAAGCGCATGAGAGACGATGAAGGCAGTAAATTCCAAGCCGTCTTATACAATTACAGCGGCGATTATCCGGGTATCATCAACGTGGCCACAGCGGCAAAAGATGACGTTTTCGGAGAATCTGCGTTGGTTTATTGGGTAGGCGGCGCCGAAGCGTCCTGCCCAATCAACAGAACCATTGGCAACTCTGTTTATGATGGCGAATTTGCCATGACCGTAGACACGAAGCAAAGCGCGCTGAAAAAGCACATTCAGCAGGGCCATTTCGTTTTTCACCAAGTCGCAGGGGATGAATATCGAGTATTGAAAGACATAAATTCGTTTGTGTCCTTCTCGAAGACAATGACCCGTGATTTCTCATTGAACCAGGACATTCGTGTACTGGACCAGATTGGTAATGATGTGGCCACGCTGTTTGCAAAAACTTACATGGATAAGAGCCAGAACGAGGACGACGGCCGGACCGCCTTATGGAATGACCTTTGCGATTATGCAAAGAAGCTGCTGTCCTTACACGCTATCACGGATTTCAAGACCAGCGATATCACCGTATCAAAGGGCGAAGGCAAGGAAGACGTCCTGGTCAACTTCAACGTCAATCCGGTGGCTGCTATGGAAAAACTGTATATGTACGTCTACGTAGCGTAGGGAAAGGAAGGATACTAAATGGCAGACGCCACCAAATTAATGAACGCCAAAGACGCCGTATATGCCGCCCTGGGCAGCGCGTATGTCAAAATCGACGGCATCCGGTATCTGTTGATGCAGCTTAAAAATATCGAAGCCACGGCCAAAGTCGATAACAAAAAAGTGCCGATTATGGGCACGACAGTTTCCGGCAACAAACCGGGCACGCAGTCCTACGAAGGGAAAGCGACGATTTACGCCAACACGTCCCTGTTCCGCAAGGTACTGAAGAAATACCAGGACACAGGAGAAGCGACGTATTTTGACATTACGTGCACCAGCGAGGACCCGACGGCCAGCGTCGGCAAGCAGACTATCATCTTGAAAGACTGCCTGATCAACCAGGCTACATTGGTCAAGATGGAAGCCGGCGGCGATGAAGCGACGGACGATATTTCTTTTTCCGTCGGTCACTTTGAAATGCCGGAAGAATACAGCCTGCTGGACGGCATGCAGCAGTAAGAGAAAGGGGAATCACAAACTATGGATGTTAGTGCATTTTTGGCAGAAAATGCGAAGAAAGTAGAAAAAGAATCGTTCGTCGTTTCGAATCGCTTTAAAGACAAGCACGGCAAACCGGTGCCCTGGGTGCTGGCCCCGGTATCATGCACCGTAGATAATAATATCAAGCAGAAGTGCACACACGGAAAGAATTTTGACAACCTGTCGTATACGGTTGAACTGACGGTGGCGTCGGTCGTAGAGCCGAATTTGGCCAACGCCGATTTGCAGGACAGCTATCATGCATACGGCAAGCGTCAGCTGCTGGAAACCATGCTGACAGCCGGCGAATTCAATGCGCTGACGCTGAAAGCACTGGAAATCAATGGCCTGTCAAAACCAATTGACGAATTGATTGACGACGCAAAAAACGCATAGAGCAGGGTGACGGGGATTTTGTATACATGCATTACGCACTGCAAAAGCTTCACATCCTGCCTGCGACCTATGCCGCGATGGGCAGGGCCGAAAAAGCCCTGGTCATTGCATCCATTAAATTGCGCATCAACGCAGAAGCTAAAGCGCTGAACCCGTAGAGAGGTGAGATTATGCCGGCAGAAACGGTAGAAACAAGGTTCGTGGCCACTGACGGCGTGACGCCGGTCGTCAAAGCCATAGGCAACAGTATAGACCGGGTAAACGGGCTGATGGGGACGCTGAATAAGGTCGGCAATCTGGTCGGCCTGGGCATCGGTATCACTAGCGTGGCCGCTGTCAGCAACGCTGCGATTAATACCGTGAACAAGGCAATTACGGTTTATCAAAGTGCCCAGCAGCAACAAATTAAATTAACGACAATTATGAAGCAACGCATGGGGGCAAATCAAGAAATGATTGCGTCCATCAACAGCCTCATTGGAGCGGAAACGAAACTGGGCGTTGTCGGCGGCGGGGCACAGCGGGCCGGCGCCCAACAGCTGGCTACATTCCTGTCGTCAGAAAATGCCCTGAAAACGCTCATCCCGGCCATGAATAATCTGGCGGTACAACAGAATGGCTGTAACGCGTCGGCGGAATCCATGGTCGGCCTGGGTAACCTCATGGGCAAAGTCATGCAGGGGCAGACAGCGGCCTTGCGCCGTGTCGGCATCACCTTCAGCGATGCAGAAGAACAGGCCATGAAATACGGCACAGAAGAAGAACGGGCGGCCACGCTGGCCAAAGTCATCACCAACAACGTCGGCGAGATGAACAAAGTCTTTGGACAGACGCCGGAAGGGCAAAAGATTCAGGCCACGAACCGCCTGGCCGGCGCCTGGGCAAACCTGGGCAGTAAAATCAGCGGCGTCAAGGCGGCCATTGAGGCGCAGTTCGCCAATATGCAGGCCGATACCATCAACCAATGGGCGGACGGCCTGGCTATTGCGTTTACCATTGTGGCCAACGGCGTCAGCATTGGCGTACAGGCATTGGCGTGGTTTGGCAGCACGGTAATTCAAACAATTGAAATTCTATCGCCATTCATTGCCATCCTGGGCACAGCCTATGGCATTTATCGAGCAGTAACATTCATCGTTTCGTTGTACACGGCAGTCACGAAAGGGGCGGCCGCATCTACATTGGCGCTGAATATTGTAACCGGCATCGGGAACGCTATTATGGCAGTCAAGAATTTCTTGACACGAGCTTATACTGTTTACACGTTGGCCGGCGCTGGAGCTAGCGGCGTTGCTGCCATTGCTCAATGGGGGCTAAACGCCGCTATTGCCGCTTGCCCGATTGCCTGGATTGTGGCCGGTATCGCGGCAGTCATCGCGGTTATCGTGGCGCTGGCATCGGCCACTGGGAATTTGCCCGATTTAGTTTCTAGCGTATGGGGGACCATCGTTGACGTCATTACAGGCGCTATCAATATCGTCATCGACGCCATCAACGTGTTCATCGGCGCCATTAATAAGGCCGCTTCTTTAAGCAATTCCGTTTTTCACACGCATTTTTCGACAATCTCAGAAGTATCCCACGTCAGCGGCGAAGGGCTAAAAGCAGCTGGCAACAACATCATCTATAATGGGTTTTCCATGCCAGACCTTACCCCACAAATGCCGGAAATCCCAGCCGCCCCATCGGTAGGCGGTGCAGACATTCCGGGCGTCGGCGGGTTAGGTGGTGGCGACGACAGCACAGGCCGGGCCATCAAGGACAATACCGGCAAGACGTCCGATAACACGAAGATGATTGCCGACTCAATCAGCATGACCGACGATGAAATCAAGCAGCTACGGGAAATGGCCGAACGGGACGTCATGGTATCGTGGCAGCAGCAGACGTTCAACGTCCATGTCAATAATGACAATACCATCAATAATGGTACGGACATCGACGGGATGACGTCGGACATCGTCAACG